TATTTACTCTTTATTATTTAGAAAACCTTGCTTGAGTAGTTTTGAAAGTTCTGATGTAGAACCAACGAACACTGCATTATTGGTCACATTATTTGTTGTTTTTACGGTTTCATCTTCAACTTCTTTAAGTTTCTTTTGAAGATCTATAAGTTTGTCAGTAGTATCTGCAACGTTTTTAATTAATTGACCAGCTACTTCATACGCTCTAGGACTACCTCCTTCTCCAGCAAGTTCCATAATTCCATTAATTGCTTCCTGACCCTTTTCAATTAATGAATATAAATTTGCACGTGTATATTCATAATCCTTTTGAATATCATCAGACTTTAATGGCGTGATATTCAAATCTTCTTTGACTTTTTCGACTTCTACAATGCTACTCTCAATATTCAGAGATGCATCCAAGTTATCATAATTATTTTTCATAATCTATTAAATGTCTTTTTGTTGTGTTGGACTATATTCTTTTGCATCAAATAACATTTCAATTGACTCACTAAATCCAAAGTCATCATCTGGTTGGGCATCAATTGGATCTGGAACCACAGTATATCTCATTTCTCTCTTCGCAGTTGCAGTATCGGTTCCTGTATAATAATCAACTTGAACTTTGCGAATAAGACCATCAGTGCTCTCGGCAATAGGTCCAAATAAGTAAGTTTTAGCAGTAAAATTAAAAGTATAAATTAAAATTCTTCTAGTTGAAAAATCACCTTCATAGTCATCGGTAAAAGAAACGTTATCTAAAATGACAGGTATATCTCTTTTTTCTCCAATCGAATCTATTAAATCTACTGTTAGATTAAATGATGGTTGAAAGTATGGTAAGATTTGTTCTACCACTTGTAAAGCATCATCCTGTAACTTGCTCATAAGATTTAATTGAAAACCAATATTGTATGGAACGGGCAAATAAACTTTTTTTAAATTTTCCCCATCTAGTGCTTTAAATGTTTGTGTGATATTTGCTTTTCTTGTAGGATCATACTGAATAGATGTCATTTCAAACGACAATCTAGGTAAAGTCATTGCAACCGGTTTATTCAATTCTGGTTGCTGTTGAATTTTTGCCAGAAATTTTTGCATTGGACCATAAGCAAGCGCAACCTTAGTATCATCTACAACCTCACCAGAACTATTTTTGTGGCGAATATAAATGTCATTAAAAAGTGTTCCAAAACTAATAATTGTTTTTCTTATAATCTCGTGATAAAAATAAGTTCCCAACATTAATAATCTCCAAATGGGTTGCTTTCAGAAAAATCTAAAATTTGATCCGCTGCAATTTCAATTTCTTTATTTTGCTCATATGGATCATCATAACTGTTTGTATCATATGAATCTACTATATATCTCGCTGAAGATATAGTTCCGACAACAACTTCTCCACTATAAAATTTACCAGTATTTATTGATACTTGAAGTTCAATTGGTGGATTTTCGACATCAATATCCAATCTTCTAGTGAAATTTCTTACCCTTGCCTGAGTCCCAGATCTCAATCCAGTTACGAGTTCATTGTAAATAAATGTTCCAATTCCAGTAATAGGTAAAGTTGAGAATCCAACTGTTGGTGCCGTTGTATAACCATATCCCGCATTAACTATTCTAATTGATGATATTCCAGAACTTGAATTTATAGATGCAACAGCAATTGCAGTTTCTCCAACTCCAGTGGGTGGCGAAATAATAACAGTAGGAACGGTTGCATATCCATTTCCGCCCGAAGTTACTGTTATATTTGAGACGCCAAACGTTGTTGTAGATCCTATTGAACAAGTTGCAGCTGCTCCAGAACCTCCGCCTCCGGTTATTGTAATTGTTGGAGATATTGTATATCCTGCCCCAGCATTCGTTATAAGAATTTTTTCAATAGATTTTATTCCACCAACACTTGTTGTAATTGCCACAGCATTGGCTGTGATTCCTCCGGTCGGTGCTGAGGAGATTGCTACAGTTGGGGGACTTGTATAACCACTTCCATCATTTGTTAAGAATATTTGTTTTACATATCCTGAACTTATACCAGCAGTTGCTGTTGCCGTTACTGCTATTCCGATCAAGTTTAAAGTAGTAATATATCCTTCTTCATCCACAGTGCTATCAACTTCTTCAACAGAAGTATCAATTAATTCATTTTCATACTCATAAAGCTCACAACTTAATTCGTAAATATAGTTTCTTCCTAGTTGGTAAAAGGGTCTTTCAAATTCGACATGTTTTATCTCAAATAGTCTTTCTCCAAGAGGAAAATAAATTAAATCTCCTTCCTTAGGTCTAGTAACCAAATCTCCAAAAGTATAATCAGTTATAGTTCCCTCTCTAATTCCAGATGATATTCCTTCTAAAAAAGGTGTTATAAATTCTTCAAATCTTTCTCTTGATACTGTTAAATTAACTTCATTTTTTAAAGTCACTCCAAATTTTGACATAATATCATAACCTGGATTATATCCATCATAATTGTTTAAGTATGCTTCTATGATAAAACTATCATCAAACTTAGAAGATTGAACCTCTCTTATAATGTCATCTGTTTTAAAAAGTTTTCTGGGAAGATAATAAACGTCAACCCCGTATATTTTCAAATGCTCATTTATTAAATCTTGAATAAGAAATTGTTCGTTAGTGGAACCTTGTAGAAAAAATGGATTAAGTGTCATAATTATCCAATAAAATCGTAGGGTGGTAATTCATAATCCATCGACATTCTTTGACGAATACTTTCCAATTCTCTCTCAGCATCTTCATATATTTCTCTTCCATTCAATTCAATTCCACCCGGCAATTTAACGCCTCTGAATTTAATTAAATTTTGTCCCCATTGGCGCTTCATTAATGCTGTAAGATATTTTTTTATAAAACTATCATTGTATACTTTTGTAAAATCATTTGGATCTAAAATCCTATAGCAGTCTATAATAATAAAAGTATCCTTTGCTTTTGCTGTCCAATCTATATCCAAATATAATCTGTTTTGTCTTTTATTATAACGTATCTGTTTATCGGGCGTAAGTAAAAAGTCAATATCTTCCAAATATGTTTTTACCATTGCATATTGTAAAAGTTCTACGGAATTAAAATAATATAAGTCATTCAAAAATAATTGATATTTAATACTAAACATTCCAGCAGAAATAGTGCTAGTATCAAATTTAAAAACTTTTTCAATTCCAATTATAGAGTCTGGTACTTGAATAAAATTTGAGTTTTCGTAAAAACTAAACGTGGTAGTTCCAATTCCACTAATATTGGCCGACCCTGTTGTGGTAACAATACCAACACCCACTTTTGGATCTGCTTGCCCTCTATTTAAGTCTTCCTCTGTAATTTTGTATTTAAGATACATTCTTTCAACACCGTCAAAATGACGTTCTTGGAAGAATTGCAAAGCGTCATCTACTAAGTCATCAATTTGCTCATCGGCTAAATTGATTTCTAGAACAGGAGCGCCAAGTTTCCTTAAACAATAGTCTACTAATTCTTGTCTACTACTTGGTTTTGCCATCAGTAATTTCCTCCGTCAATTAATCCTGCAGTTAAAGTGCCAGATACTGAAACATCACTGCCAAAAGTTGATATCCCAGAAACATACAAATTTCCTGAAGTTACAAGTCCAGAAAACTTACCATCGTTCCATCTCTGTGTTGTAATTCCAAGACTGTAAGTGCTATCAGTATTTGGTATAAGATCTGAAGTAAATTCTCCACCAATATTAATATCATCAGTATTGGTGTCACCAATACTGATGGTTCCACCCCTAAATGTTACAACTCCAATAAATTCAGATGTGCCATCAACTTTTAAATTATTTTTTACAAATAAATCATCACCAACATAAAGGTCACCACCAATTGTTGTGATTCCACCAGAGGATGCGAGAGTAGAAATTCCAACAACATTTAAGTTGCCTGTTAATGTTGCGTTTCTTGCGGTGAATTCATCAAATACTATATCATCGTTAACATAAAGGTCGCCACCAACATAAAGGTCACCACCAGTTGTTGTGATTCCACCAGAAGATGCAAGAGTTGTTACACCTACAGATTGAAAAGTCTGATTTACAACTAATCCATTTAAAATATCAACCGCAGCATTTATATCTAAATTTGATGCAAAGGTAGAAATTCCTGCAATTCTTAAATCTCCACCAACATTCAAATTTTTTCCAATACCAACACCACCGGAAACAATTAATGCTCCATTTGTCGGTAAATTTGATTGGGTGCTATTTGAAAAAGTTGCAATTCCAAGAATCGATAATCCGGTATCGATTACACTGGTCATTATAAATTTTTCGGATCCAAGATCCCACACAAGAATCATTCCATCTTGTGTTTTTAAAGTGGAATCTACATCACTTAAATTGACAAGCTTTGTTGGTGGTGCAGCAGCATTAGATAATACACGAATTACATTCTGAGAGCCAATTCTATCGTTTATGTTAGGCATTACCTAGTTACCCCTGCTCTTACTAGTGCTGATCCTTCCACAGCTTTAAATTCTCTACCTTGATTAAAAATTTTCACGTCATAAACATATCTTCCAGGTTTTAATGAAATAGTCTGTGCCGCAGTTAGTGATATTGAAACTGTTCCTTGTTCTGGGCTTGTAATTGTAGAAGCAAAAGATACTGAAGTTGAAGCTCCATAATGCTTTCTCAACTGTGCTTCTGTTGTCGAAGAAGTTAAATCTAAAGGTTCATTAGTTCTTGTGTCTTCTAGTTGAAAAGACGTGTCAAAGGAGTATCCTTGTTCTATAACTATATTGGATACATAAACCGCCATTATTCAAATAAGTATACCTTTAGATATTTATATTTTAAAGTTTCATCAAAGATAAAACTGCCTCTTGTTGCTTTAAATATAATTTACAGTAAAGTTTTGCAAAATTTTTTAACTCCTCATTGTTCATTTGATCAATAACTCGTGCATGTTTTTCATACTCGAATAATTTATCTATAGAGTCTAATGTAATTTCATTTGGATCCATTGACAATCTCCTTTAGTAAATTTTTAATTTCATCAATATCTTTTTTCATTTGCTCAAGTTCTAATTTTTGTAACTTGCGATTATTAACGCTATTCAGGTATTGATTATAAGATTGATTATCGCAGTTAACAATAGCACCTGTCTGTTCATCACGATATAAATTTGGTTGCCCTTTTACTGGAATCATCATGCTAATGCAATGCTTCTTAAGTCTTTAAACCTTGGAGCATATGCTTGATTAGTTCCAGACATTACAATTTTTATTGTATATCCGGTAAAACTTCCAAGGTTATTTGCACTAAAATCATATTCTAAAAACTGATCATCCAAACTTGCGGGAACAAATGTATCTGGAAGACCGCTATTTTGTGAAAGGTCAACAACATCAAAGTAACCATCTTGATTATTATCAATGGTTAGATTATTATATCCTGGGAACAATTCAAAAGAAGGTTCAACTTCACTTGAATCTGGTCTAATTAAACTATAAAGAACTCTAAAATCTGCAGATGAATGTCTATAAGCACTTAAAATTACCTTGAGTGCTGTTGCAGGTTGTGTTAATGAGACTGTATTAGAAACATAAATTGCCGCATGAGGATCATTTAATATGCTATTAACTCTATTATCAGATGAATAATTTGAAATTGGATTATTGAGTCTATTGTTCAACAATTCTGCCGAAGATTCTTTCCAGAAAATCATAGGTGAAAGATTAGTATCTGTGGTTGACAGATTAACTTTCATAGTAAATGATTTATTTCCTAAAAATATTAGTGGATTCAAATACTGCTGCTCATTTACATTTGAGCAGATAATTCTTGTTGAAGATAATCTATTTTCAACATATAGTTCGACAGGTTCGTATGATTGATCTACAAATGAAGTTTCATTCCCACTAACACTAGTTCCACTTACAGTTCTAATTTCTCCAGACATGGAAGTGGTTGAAGTTGGACTAATTGAAGCTACATGTGGGACAATACTATTAAATTGAATATTTTCACTCGCTTCAACATCATTTCCACCACAAGACAGCTCGGCATTAAATGATAATTGTGGGGAGTTTGCTGGAGAACCTGCAGAACCTTGATCTGTAGATCTACTTGTTACATCGGAATCAAAATTAGATCTGTCAAATTCGATATAATAATTATCAATATCAATACCAGTGTCACTTATATCATGAGTTTTGTTAATTCTTCTAAGCGAAACGCCGCCAAGTTCATACTTATAAACAGGAGTGTTTAAGTCATGAGGAATTGTCAATGTTGAATCTATTCCTCTGGTAATTCCATTGAGAGTGCCTGAAGATAAAGATGTATATTTAATAATTTCATCTTCAATTTTAACAAATCCTGGATTTGTAGCACTTATATCCAATCCTTCAAATTTCGCAAAATTGGAAGTTGATGCAACACTAATTGTTGTATCGGATGAATTTAATGGTAGAGATAATGTTGATGGTGCAATGTCACTCTGAACATTTGTAACTGCAACTTTATTTACATTTGAATACATTCCATGGTCATAGTGATTGACTTTAAAGAAGTTGCCAGAATAAACTCCACCTACAGCAGTGGATGAAGTAATTGTTGTTGTCCCAAGTGATATTAGACTTCCTGAATTATCATAGTAAGAAAGAGTCGCTATACCGACGTTAAAGGCATCTCCCTGAACACCAGACAAGTATAAGGTGTCTACGCCAGTTCCTACACCATTGATAGTAATACGTGCATTACTTCCTCCGACAGGACTTACTGAAGAAGTAACAACACCAACGACATCTCCAATATTATAACCAGATCCAGGATAAACACTAGAAACTGCCACACCAGTAATTACACCACTACTTGCGGTAATGTTTAGTCTTAATCCAGATCCATTTCCAGTAATATTATACGTTTGTACACTACCGGTAGTGTAATTACTTCCACCTGTCGTGATTCCAACCGAAGTAACAGAACTTCCTGTTCCTACAATATAACCATAATTATATGTTGCCGAACCGACAGAAATTTTTCTTCCCGCAGTTAAAATTCCAATAACAGTTGAATCTGTTGTTGTAGTAATACCAAGATTTATTTTTCTTGGCAGAATTGTAAGTGGATTATTACTTAATGTCGGTATATAACCATTACTTTGATTTAATGTTGGATTGTGGAAAAATGCACTTCCTGCTGTAGAAGTAAACTGTGCTTTATACAGTTTAAACTTCATATCTTGATATTGATTCGCAGACCAAATAGATCCATTTTGAGATTTAAATAGGCTTCCAATTGCAAATTGTCTTGAATATCTTACTGCCTGAGAATCAGGTAGATTAGCAGTTTCAATAGTTTTTTCTCCCATTTCTGCAATCCACACTTCATACTGATCTGTTTGTGGAGCAAGTAAAACTATTGCATATTCTAAACCTGGCGCAAGATAAATTGGATAGTCAAAAGTTACTTTTGTTGCAACTGATGCATTAGTTGAAGTTTGAATATCACTTGGCTTTAATGTAGCAGGATTTCCAAGAATTGTTCTTGTAGGTGTGCCCAACTCAACCGTTCTTACTTCAACTGTAAGTGGAGCATTATTTTCATCTTTACTTGCAAAGAATAAATCTACTGCAGTTAAATATGCACCATTAGCATCTTCATTTGGTGTGTTACCATTTTCGGTGTCAGCGACACCACCAACAGTAAATGATTGTGCTAAAGGATCGACAAAATAAATTGTCGTTGTAGTTGTGGTAACTTGTTGCCTTTCTTCCCAGGTTCCCTCTGCTTTATAAATGGTTTCTGCAGAAGATATCAAAGTACTTCCTGGAAGAGGAGTTGAATTTGATGAACTTGAGGTTAACTTATAAACTTTTGAACCCGTAGCAATTCTGACTGCAGGTGGTGAAGTTGTGTTGGGATCTCTTAAGAAGAATGATCCCGATACGAAACCATTAACATCCGTAATTAACCTTAAATCTTTCACATAAGCAATTGCACCACTGGTTTGGCCAACTAATCTCATACCA